GGTATACCTGCACGAAATGCTTTGAAGTCACCAGCAAATGCTGCTCTTCTCATCTTAGTACCAGATACTGCAAAGGTATCACCATCTGCATCTCTACTACCAGAAGATACTATTTCTAAAACACGAAATGAAAAGTCTTTATCATTGCCATTGTATTTATGTAAGAATTGCATCGCAGCAACCCTATCAGATCCTACCATAAACACCGCTTCATCATATCCTCCCATCATTAAATCTTGCATGATAGCAACTGGTTCTCTAGGACCGCTATAAAACTTACCTCTATGCTCTGGAAACATTTTAGTTATCCAAAACAATTTTCTATCTGGTGGTAGAGGATTAGTACCCTTAGCGTCATGACTTTGAGAGATGTATATACGATAATCATCAGCACCAGCTGCTCTCTTTACACCAGCAAAGTTGTCTTTGTGTCCAGAAGTAGGTGGTTGAAACCTACCAAATGTAAAATAACATCTTTTACCTTTTAACGCCATTGTTTTGCCAAAGTAAAGTTAATATAAGAGAACTCTAAACGGTTAACAAACTTAATCATATCACCATTTCTATGTAGTACATACCCTTCAGGTCCTGTAACTTTATATCCCTTGTCAGTTTGAGCAAATGTTTTAAAAGTTTCTAGATGATCTAGTTTATCAATAACCATTTGTTTAACTGTTTGTAATTCTTTGTAGAGATTAAGCATTGACTTGAATTTATATACATTATCTCTCAAATAATTCTGACTATTATGTACCAACTTACTCTTCTGTGCCTTAGTTGATGCTGTTTTAATCTTATCAAGCATCACTGTGGTCTTATCATAGTAAAAATTATAAAGATTTTCAAATGCTGTATCGGCATTACTAATAGTACGTGCTGCTTTTATCTCAGCATTAAAAAATGGTTTCAAATATGATGCTACATGCCATTTTTCATCACCTGTTTTACCTGTATTTGTAACCAACTCATCTAAGAAATCACCACATTTCATACACATTTTTTCTATGTCTGATACATGCTTATCAAACTTCATCTCTTCGTTATGATTTAACCCAACTTTGTGCATAGGTGTATCATTATCAATACAAAATACATTTCTACTTGAAGGAACCTTTGCACCTGCACGAGCTTGCATACTTAAAAAGTCATCTCCTGTATAATGTGTATGAAATACTACTCCAACCTCTGATGAATTTACTTGTTTACCTATTGGATGGTCTACTGGAATAGCATATGTTATAGTATTAGGTCTGAATGTATACAGTCTTTCATCATGAATTCTTTCAGTCCTAACATCACCAGGAGTAAAGACAAGATCACCTTGAATTACTCCTTTTATATCCAGATCCTTAAAATATTTTAAACAAACTTTTAATTTTTTATTTAACTCACCTCCATCAGGATAATGTATATCAACATCAACTTCCTCGTAACAAATTTTTGGAGTCTGAGCAAAAACACTCTTAGTTCCTACAAAAAATAACCCAGTAAGAGGTTCTTTTCCACAAACAATAGCAGGTGCTCCATCCCATTTTGTTTGCATATATCCTGTGGTGTTATCACAACCAAGCATCCTACGTAATTCTTGCAAAAAACTAACAGCTGCTTTACATCCCTCAACTCCATAGTTGAGCATCTCATCTTCAAGGTGTTCTAAGTGTTTTAGTTGTGTTACGTTAGCCATTACATTTTATTTGCTTCTCTTGATTCAGCTTCCCAGAACATAGTTTCTTTAGTCTCTCCATTAAACTTATATCCTGCCTGTAAATGAGTTGGATATGTGGCATTTGGATCATCTTTTGTAGATTTTCCAGAAGTATTTCTAATGCTAAAAAGTAAATTTAAAGTTGGTGTTGTCATAACAATATTAATACGTTTTGCATCACCACTTCTACCAGTACCACCGTATTGTATAGTAATACTACTCTTAGATGGGATACATGAACTGTCAAGAAATTTTTCTGTCATTTTCATATGAAATATCTTGCCTTTATCCTTGTGTACATAATGATATCCATAACCTAAAGACCCTTTAATTAAAGCTTTGAGAAGAGATGTTTTAAAACCCTTCGCTGGTTTGGCAGTTTCGCTATATGCCATTCCTGCATCAGCATCATTAAAGACTTTGCAAAATTTTTCATGATCTATTCCAAAAGTATCAAGTAATTTTTTACCGTCATTCAATTGAATATTACCTGCTTTAATATCAGCAATAGGAAAATAGTTAGTTCTAACACCTAAATTAACCAAAGCAGTAGTACCACTTGTTTTAGCAGAAATATAAGTTATTGCTCCTTTGTCTCCTGTTACAGTTACATCACTAACTTTCTCTCCTATATCATATCCCTTTCCACCACCTGCATCACCAACGTACCATGTCCCATTCTTAAGTTTTAGTGGTCTTTTGGTATCATTACCACCCATATTCTTAGCAAAAAGTTTTCTATTGTTCCACCATTTATAAGTGTCATCATAAACTGTTGACATTTGTAAGACAAATTCTTTTTCTGGACTCTCAGGCATTGAATCTATACCTTCAGTTGCATACTTATTAATTACTTGTACTAAAACATCTTCAAATTTATTACCTTGGTTTCCTTTACCTTTACCTTTTCTACTTCCATCACCCCATTTAACTTTTAACGCACTTAATTTTGCTTCTTTTGCTATTGTTTTCTCCCCTTCTAAACCTTTTTTATATCCTTTCTTTTGGACAATTCTCATAATTTTAACTTCTTTCTTACCACCACTTTCATCAGCAGAAAATGCTAGAGGATCAGGTTCATCAGGATAATTAGATTGAATATGATCCCATAGACGCATGACTTCTCTTGCAACCTCTGGTTTCATGTTGCATTTCTTGACAGCTGCCTGACATTTTACACGAGTGTTTGGTATTATATCCCAAGCCATTAAAAAAGAGGGTTAGTTCACCCTCTATTTATTGTTATCTATCGCCCTTTGCTCTGACTTCAGACTTTTCTACAGAAAAACTACCACCAGGATATCTCTTCTCTAATTTTTTTACATTACCTTTGACGACATCATCAAAATCTACACCTAATGCTATACAAGCATTTGCTACGTACCACATAACATCACCCAACTCAATAATAAGATGTTCTCTATTGTCGTCATTCCAAGGCTTACCTTGGAAGACCATCTTTTTAACGATCTCCAGAAACTCACCAGACTCAGCAGCAAGCCCAATGCCAGCAGTGGTAAGACGTTCAATGCAGGCACCTTGTCTGTCAAGTTCACCCATGCGATCAGCAAGAGAGACAAAATCTTTAGAACTATCGGATGTGACAGCATCTACAAACTGTTCGTATTTTTTAAAATCAATAGCCATAATTTATACATTCCATTCAGCAAATTTAGATAATCGGTCTTGTGTTTCAGAGAACTGTGGCATCCCTTCTTCCTCCTGTGTATCCATTACAGATGTACTATCAGCAACATCATAGAGTCTCATCTTCGCTCTGTCAATACCAATCATAAATTTTCTATTATTGGTAGGATCATTATATCTATTCTTCAATTGCTTGACTAATATACGACCCTGTGATTCTAGTTCTTCGGTAGAAATAAGAGCAAACATAAGGTCAGCAGTTGCAGGGAGACCGAAAGACTCACTTGTGTCAGTAAGATCAGGATCACTATTCCCAAAACCTGCACGAGTAGTTTGAGTAGCGGATACGATTGGAACATTATGTTCAACTGCGAGACCACGAAGTTCTTCTGCGATTGCTTTAACATATGTGTATGAATTTACTATAGCACCTTTATACCTCGCACTTGCACATATATTCAAATAATCTATGAATATTATATCAGGTTTGAAATCTTTTTTCAATGCTAGATCTGATAAGAGTGCCTTAAAATGACCTGCATGAGCAGATGCAGTAGGATATTCTTTGATGATAAGTTTACCTTGTGTTTTCCTAGAGATCTCATTGACTTTACTATTATAAAGAACTTCTGGAAGTTCTGGTATATCTCTTATGTTGCAGTTGAGAAGATTTGCGTCAATTCGTTCAGCAATTTTTTCTTCTGCCATTTCACATGTAATGTATAGTACGTTCCGTCCTTGCAACAGGATGGAGCTAGCCACGTGGCACATGAATAAAGACTTCCCGACACCTGTACCAGCAAGTGCGATGTTAAGAGTCTTGTTAGGGAGACCACCTTTCGTGATATAATTAAACTTTTCAAGATCAAAGGCAATTTTTTCCTCTGTCTTGTGGTAGAACTCATATCTATCTTTAGATTGTTCAATGTAGTCGTGTCCTATATGTTCATCAAAGGAAACAGCTAAAGCATCTTGAA